CATCTGACGGGATCAAATGTGGCGACCAATTCAAGCGGGACGATGATTCAGCTACTCGATTACCAGCCGTACGGGGCGCTCCGCATTGATTGGAAGAGCGGTACTTTCGACGAACAGCGCAAGTTCATTGGACATGAATTTGATAGGGATACTGCGCTAACTTACGCTAATGCTCGTTACTATAACGGCGCAATCGGGAAATTCATCAGCCAAGACAATCTCGCGTCTCATCAGCCGGAGAAGATAGTTAAAGATCCTCAACTGCTGAATACGTACGCGTATGCTCGCAATAATCCGCTCAAATACAATGATCCAAGCGGGAATAACCCAATAATAGCTGAAGCGTTAACGCACGTTTTTATCGGCGCAGGATTTGCGAGCTGGTATATTGGCGAAGCAATTGGTAATATTGCCGAAGGCAACATTGAAGCCGCAAATCAAGCAACGAATGCCGCGTTCTTCTCGCTTGCGTATGGTTTCGTGGGGGCACGAATGGCACAGGCAATAACCCAAACGTCCGCGCCATCAGGGTTAGTCAAGGATAGTGTGCAACTAAAATCAGAGCAGAAAATGCAGCTTGATTTGAATAAGGCGCAGGGTAAAGCATTTGAGCAGAGATCATTCACGGAGTTTCAAAAAGAAGTGCCAAGGGCAGTTCGAGAGGTGACAGTTAGAACTGAATCTGGCATTAAAACTCGTTTAGATATTCTAGGCCAAAATCAATCAGGTCAATGCATCGCTCTTGAATGTAAGTCCTCTGCCACAGCTCCATTAACACAAAATCAGAGCAGGGCGTTTCCTGAGATTCAAAGGTCTGGTGCTACTGTGGTAGGAGAAGGTAAGCCAGGGTTCCCTGGTGGTACCCAAATTCCTCCCACCGAAGTCCGTATTATTCGCCCTAACTGATGATGTATGTCAATCGAAAAGGCAAAAGTCATAGACTTTATGGGAGAGGACGAAAAGACTGGCATCTTCCGCCTAGGAATAAGTGATCATCTTAATTGGAATGAAAATGAAAGTGGGGAGCATTTACGGATGCTACAAGAGAAAATAAACGCATATCTTGCATTTATTGAGGGGGGGCAACTGTATGAAGATCAACCTTCAGCAAAAGGGAGGAACATTTCGATACAAGTGTATGGCAAGTATCCTTTAAGTGGAGCCGCCAAAGAATTTTATACCAAAGCTCAAAAGATAGTCAGTGAAGCTGGGTTTGATCTTGAGTTCAAGCTACTTGAGGAAGGTTTGGATTATGCATTGTGATAAAATACTTTCTCGATAACTAGCATTCATTAATTCTTAGCATGTCCATTGAACAAACAAGCGTAGTTGACTTTGTAAGCATCAATAAAGAGGGTGAAGTCATGTTGACTATCTCTGATCACCTTGAGTGGGACGAGAAAAACGAACATGTCGTATTAGATAAAGCAGGTCAAGTTGTCACTGCTTGGACTAATAATCAATTCGGTTCAACGATCAAAGATGTATTAAGTAAAATCGAATAGTTTTATATGGAAGCTAAAGACATAGCCAAAATCAAGTCAAAGATACAGCAATACGTAAATGATACTGATCCCTGGCATCTGGTTAGTATGGGAGCACCGGAAGATGAATATAACTCACAAATCGACCATATTGTGTCGTATGTAGTTAACAAAAAACCTAACAGAGCTGTCTTGGAATCAATATTGTTCACCATTTTTAAGACAGACGAGCTTGAGTTAGAAGAAAATAAAATAAGTAAACTTGCAGAGTTAATTATGGGTGTAATTAGAAGTTAAAGATTGAGTTAGCCTTATGTCACAACGCAAGCAGAAACCAATTTGGAATATTGCGCTGACTTACTACATTACAGCAAATCTTTTTGCTTTGATTCCCGTCGTGCTTGCCAGTTTTTTGGTTGCCAAGATAGCAACGCAAATATGGCAAATTTTTTTCTTCACATTAGTATTTGACGCGCTGGGAATATTCGGTGCATTCAAATTTTCGGCAGACAATATCAACAAACATTATATAGTCCTAGAAAAAAAGAAAGTCATTCGGTGGTCAATGGGGTATTTGTTATTTTTTCATTTCATATACTTAACCTTCGTTTTCATACAAACAGGCGCTTCATTACTTTCAGTGCTCTCGAGCCTTGTCATCATAGAGACAGCATTGATTAATTACGTTGTCGGTAGTAGCTATATTAAAGTGAATCCAGAGGACGAACGTGAATCTCATCAAGATAATGCAACCTTACCAAAAGAAGAGTCAGCCTTAAAAAATGTACTACGGACTACGCTGCTCATTATTTCCGGAATCGTTCCCGTGTTAATCGCGCCGTTTTTTCTGTTCTGGGTTTTATCAGTGAATACGAATCTCAGCTCGAGGTCCATCATAGTTATTGATATTTTTTATCTGTTTCTTGCAATTGTTGCAATAAAGCAACTCGGATTTAATGGGAGGAAATTAGGTTATGGGAAATGACCACTTACAGGAAATGCAGAAAAACGAAGTCATCCGTAAGCGCTTGGCGAAACTGATTGTATATCACTGCTTTCGTAACAGTGCAAAATTTGAAGACTTGCATACTCGGGGAACGCCTCTGACAGATTATGAGGTTAAGCAAATAATGATTGAAACAGTCAATCGCACGTACAAATTCCTCACGCAGCTCTCCACTGTCGCAGGCGACCAAATTGTTGAGCATCTGAAAAAGAAAGACGAGGTTCCCCACTGGAACGACCCCGTCGAGCCGTAGATATTTTGATCGTTCGGAAGAGGGCGCTGCACGGAGGCGGTGCTCTTTTCGTTTGGCGAAAATCCCCTGGAAACACCGAGTTGGTAAGCTGTCGATAACTCCTGCTTTGCAACCATCTTGAAACGAGCTACATTACAGTGGACTTTTTACCCGATTACGGTAAACTGTCATTGACAACTTAGAGTGCCTAAACCTCTTGGATTCCTCCAAGAGGCATGGCGCTAAAACCCATCACTGGTACTGAACCCCGCGTTCAGCAACTCAGTGATGGGTCATACCGGGAAACTGGTATGGGTCCGCAAGGACCAGCTGGCGTGGGGCTTTGTGTTATCAGTCCTGGTCAGCGTTCAAGGCCAGGCCTTATTATTTTCTCCCCTCACCCATATGCAACACTGCAAGCATTGCAAAAAAGAAAATCAAGACGGCGCGACGTACTGCAGCCATTGCGGCAAGTCGCTGGCGCACGCCTCGTTCCGTCTCTCGAGTTCAGGCGGCTCGATTTTTCAAAAACCGACTTCGCCTGGCGGATGGCTTGTATGGTTCATTATTGGAGGCTTCGCGCTCTACTTCTGGTATGTTGGCATCCCACTCGTGATCATCATCCTCCTATTCAAAAGCAAACTGAACGCGCAGGTAAAGGTGGTGAGCCTGGTAATGTTTGTTACCATAATCTCGATCATAGGCGTCATCTACCGGCGAGATCCGGCCATTGTCATCACTGACCCCGTGGACGGCACTACGGTGCAGGCGAGCACCGTCATAATCTCCGGCAATGTTGATCCGAAAAGCGCGCAGGTAACGATGAACGGTCTGGCGGTTCAGGTTGTAGATGGTACGTTCACGCATGAAGCGCCGCTTGAGGAGCTAGTGAATCATTTCGTGTTCAGCGCCGCTAGAGGAAGCAAGGTCGTGAACGCCTCCATGACAGTCAATCGTCAATTTACGCCTGAAGAACAAACGGAGTATGACCGGCGGAAAACAGAAGAGGAGGCGCGAGCGCAGGCCGAGCGGGAGGCGCGGCAAAAAGTCGAGGCAGAACGGCAGGCACGCGAGCAGAAGGAGCGGGAGGAACGGAAAGCACAGGAACGGGCGGCACAGGAGACATGGGAGCGTACAAAGGCGGGACAAATCTGCAAAGCGCATCCGGAGTGGACGAAGGGCGACTGCGAAGGGCTTGCCGATGGGAAAATCTGGATCGGCATGTCGCTTGGAATGCTAGAGTACCGGCGCGGAAAAGTGGAGCACGCCAACGTATCCAATTATGGCAGTGGGAATCAGTATCAATACTGCTGGTTGAGCTACACCCCATCATGCTTTTACGATACCGATGGGGACGGGCTGATGGACAGCTATAACTGACATCAGTGTTACTATGTACGTTTTTATTCGCTCATCCTTATTCGGAGGGATAGGGTAAGAAAGGAACATCTATGACCAAGCGGCATCTTATTTCGTCGCTCACGGGAGGCGCCGTGGTTGCTGCTCTCTTCATTGCCGCATTTCCGGCAATGGGGGCGCAGCCCAATATCCTCGACCTTCTCTGTAAGCCGAAAAAGCAAAACGGCATCATCGGCGCCATCTGCGAACTGCGTGACCGCATCGCTGCATTGGAGAACCAATCGCCACTCCAAGGCCCTCCCGGCCCGCAGGGGCAACAAGGTCCTCAAGGTGAAAAAGGCGACAAAGGAGATCCGGGAGAGCAAGGACCCATAGGTCCTGAAGGTTCCCAAGGTCCCAAAGGGGAGCAGGGCGTGCAAGGAGAAACCGGACCACTCGTATTCCCCGAACCCAAGTTTGAAAGCGAATGGATATTCATCCCTCCCCAGGGTGCGGTCATTGACGTGCCGCACAACGTCGGCGGCGACCCGGCGAATTACTTCATCTATCTCACCTACCGCAGACCAGCCAGCAACGGCACCTACACGTCGCACCAGACCGGAGACGACAAGATTTGGTGGGAAGACGTGGAACCCAACAACATCCAGATTATCGCGAACGGCAATATCACTAACATCTTCGAGGCGGTGAAGGTGCGGATTTGGGTGATTGGGGAATGATCAACAGGTTTAATTTGAGGCACTAACTGATGTTTGAATTTTAAAACCAAACCCTCAAACGCTTGTATGCTTGAGGGCTGGTTTATTTCTGGGCATCCGCAATGCATCCGTCATGAGTATGCCGATACATTAATCATTATCGTCATCCCAGAAAGAAGAGCGGCGTCCCAGGCGCAGGGGGCGGGACTTAAGCACAAACACCTCCGGTTGCGCCATCCTCCGCTCCGCGGTCATCTGGAGTATCAGCATCGTGAATGCGTCCACCAGGTCGTCATGGCGCTCTACCCCGAAGTGCACGATCTGCTCGATGAGCGCTTCCGCTCCCTTGCGGGGAAAGAGAATCTTCCCATTCTGGATCAAATGCGAGATCACGGAGAGCCGCGCCCGTTTGTCAGTGCCATGCACCTTCACTCCTTCGGCAGGCAATCCCTGCCGTTCCATCTCTTGCACGGCAGCCGCCTGATACGCCACGTCTTCCACGTACAGCTTCGTCATCGTGCCGTTCCCCAAGGAGTGGGAGATATGCTTGGCAGTCTCCACAGTCTGCGCGAAATTGAGCCGCCTATTGATCGGGTTTGGAGCAATGTATATCACTTTATCCTCCCGCGACTTCCCGAATACGTGCGCCGATACCATAGCCGTGTAGTCAGCGGTCGTGCTCTCTGATATTGCCAGGTCAATCCCCGTGGCGCTAAACCAGAAATGCTCATTGTCCTTCAATGGCGGCAGCCGGTCATAATAGTGGATCTGCTCCCGGGTAATGAGCTGTCCTTCGTCCGCAATGATACGCAGGAGGTATTCCCGCTGCCACGCCGATTCATTGCCGATTGAACGCTTGATTGCCTCTACTGCTTCTTTGGTAGGGAATTTCCCCGGCCAGAGGCACCTGCCTGACTCGTCGAGGAGGGGATAATCCTTGAAGGCGCCGTCGAATTTCCCTTCGGTGATGCTTGCGCAGAGCCTCATAATCAGCGAGTCCTCGTGGAGAAGGTTCCCCACCACCACGATACGGGTATTCTTATCACCTGCCGGGATCACGTCGCCGGTGAACCACTGGTGGATCTTATCGCGTCCCTCCCGCGTTTTCACCGAGGTGAGATCCTCCACATCGTCCGCGATGATGAGGTCCGGGCGGTATGGGCCGTGGCGCAATCCACGGATGCTTTGCTCGGAGGACGCTGCCGTGATGCGCGCGCCATACCTGGGAATGACAAGGGAATACGAGCCCCACTCATCCTCCTGCTCTTTAAAGGGTCCTAAGTCCGTGCGCAGGAGTTTGTTGCGCTCCAATTCCTGCTTCAGATTCACCAGGTGTTGTCGCGCTTGCCTTTGAGTCTGGCCGAGAATCACAACAAACTTTTTTTGCTGTTTGCCGAGAATAGCCCATATTGGGTACGACAAAGTCATGATCGTTGACTTACCCGAACCTCTAAACGCCACGACCACGAGATTCTTTACGGATTCATCCTCTGTGAACGCGAACATCTCGCGCTGGAAGAATGCTGTCGGCGATGTCACATAGTGGCTGAAATACAAATGAAAGAACCAATAGTGGCTTTCATTCACCGTTGCCGTTCTCACCCGCTGGTCCTTGAGCATCTGCTCGATCAGGTCGGGCTTCCGAAGTTGGATTGCTTGACTTTGAGTCTTCATACAAGTCATCAGTTAGTGGATAAATGCTGGACAATGACGCCAGCTTAAGCGCTTGTTTGACCGTCTCCTCCTGCTCGGGAGTAAGCGGTTCGAGTTCTTCCTTTATTTTTGCTGTTACTTCTAAACGATTTCCGTATTCGGGGTGCTTGTGTTTGAGCCAGAAGGCGATGGCGCTGAAATTTTTGTCTCGGATAGACGCCAGCAGTTGTGATTCTGCCATGTCGTTCATCAGCCCCGTTCCTTCCGTGAGCGCCTCGTTAGTCGCCTTAGCAAATTCCGGATCCTCCTTGCGCCAGCGGTAATATGTAGCGCGGCTCACGCCTGCGCGTTCGCAGGCGATTTGTATCACTGGCGTGCGGCGCAGTTGGTCAATGAGCTTGTTTTTCTGTTCTCGGGAGATCATATACCTTCGATCTTAGTTGCTTTCTTACCAGTGTATTTTTCCCACCGGTTTTTGATCACCTCCGCGTACACTGCGGACTTCTCCATAATGCGGCAGACTCTCCCGAGTTTAAGCGATGCGATGAGCGTGCTGCCCGAACCGCCAAAGGGTTCCAGCACTAGATCGCCGCGGTGGGTGAGCACTTTAATGTAGGGCATGAGAAGCTCCAATGGTTTAGTGCCGAAGATAATACCCTGCCCGCTCGACTTCTCGTCTGCTGCGATATGCTCGATAAAGTCGGTGGGGCAAATCTTTTTGCCTTTCTCATAGCCCTCAAAGTGCGGCTTTCCGGACGTTGCATACAGAGCGTTCTCGTATTCATTTTGGAAGAGAACGTCCTCCTCTGAATCGAGATTGAGCGGGGTTTCGCCGGACGTGCCCACCAGAGCAATATCCGCCTTGTTGAAAAACTTATACTTCGCGCTGAATCCCTGCACGCGGTTGGGTACGTGCCAGGTGATGGTGTTGCGGTAGTGCCAGTGTTTTTCTAGCTCATTCCAAATGGTTCGGAGGTTCTTGGGGTGCTCGAATACGATGATGGAGAAGTCCGGCTTTTGCACCTTGGCAACGTTCGCCATCCACTTTTTGGTGAAATCAGGCGGCAGTACGTCAGTCTCCAGATACCTGCGATTCTTCTTGAGCCCAAACCCCTCAGTCGGCTTGCCGTCTTTTCTCTTGCCGCGAAGATAGTCCAAGAGGTAAGGGGGGTCTGTAAAAGTCATTGACGCTTGCGTCCCCTGCATCAGTTTCAACATATCTGATTCGATCGTACTATCGCCGCACATGAGGTGCGAGCCGTCGATTTCGTATACGTCGCCCTTCTGCACCTTAATCTCCTGAATGTTCAACTTTTCCAGCTCTTTCTTCAGGTCGAACACTTCTGGGTTTCCTTCGATATCGAAAATCTCATCGAGCTCTTCGGAGGAGAAGCCCACATCGGTGAGGAACGACTCATCGAATTTCGCGAGCAAATCCCAATCCCATTCCCCAATTGCCTTATTTAATCTGACGTTCAACTCCTTCTCTTTCTCGATATCGCCGATATGGACGTAAACCACCGGCATTTCTTTATATCCCAATTCCTTGGCGGCCTTCAAGCGGAAATGCCCTCCGATGACCACGTTTTTCCTCGGCGGCGCACCGTTCACGATGGCGGGGTCAACGATTCCGTACCTCCTAATTGACTCTTTGAGCTGCTCCAGCGCCTCCGGCGTGTGCGTGCGCGGGTTGTATTCTGCGAGGCGCAGGTCGGCGATGGGAACGTATACGACTTTGAGTTGTGCGCGGTCGATTTTGAGTGACTGCTTCATAACTGTGATGGTTATACCAATAATGTATGTCATGCGGTGTGGTCCTGCGCTTCCTCCACATGATCGGTGGAATCCGCCTGCGATTGGGGGATCAGCGTATGCAGGTGGAGCGTGACGCTCCTATCGGCCCGCTGCGTTTTGTAGAGGGACGATTGCAGCGCGTGGAGCCTACCGAGAAGCGATAGCTTCAGTTTGATTTCGGCTATCTCTTCTTTGCTGCGCGGACCCGCGCCAGCATCGAGGTCATCGAGCATGGATTCAATCCACTTTATTTGTGCGAATGTTTGAACGAATGTCTCGCCGTTCCATTCGTGAAGCAAGGATTGCACCAGCGTACGCGCCGTCGGGCGCGAAATGCCAA